GCAAGATTGCCATGCTTGCACAAGAAACGGGAACTACTATCAATGGGTACATAAGACAGGCTTTGGAAAATCAATTAAAACTGGCTCATTGATATGGCTAAGATAGAGAATGAGATAGAATATGATGCAATTTGCCAAAGGATAGAGGAGCTTCTTCCTATGACAGACGATGATACGCCTTTGACAGATCCGAAATTGATTGAATTGAGGATCTTATCTGAGTTGGTTATTGAGTATGAGGGGGAATACTATCCAATGAGAGAAAGCGACAATTGAAAACTGATTAGATTGTATCTTAAAGAAGAAGGTATGATCCCTAAAAATACCTTGTTAGTAGGATTGAAATGTATTCTTTATGGGTGATGATTATATTGCTGGATACTCAGAACTTACTTTAAAAATAGCTCGGTTTTGTTGGTGTATTGAATATTTCACCGGTTGAAATGCTGGTATTTTAATATAAAAATTAGAATAGTAATGACGTTAGAAGAATTAGAAATTGTTTTTTTTGTGAGGCCCCAAAATGACTCTGGTGCATCTTCGTGTATTGGGAAAATATTTGCAATAAATAATGATCTAATTAGTGTTGAGAATAATAAAAATCAATACGATTACCATTTACTTACTCCTATTCCTGTAACTCTTGGGGTACTGCAAAGAAATGGGTTTAAAATAGAAGCACATGAGGATTCCACTATATACGATCTTAGGAAAGAAGAATATAAGCTAAAATTAAATCAAGAATCAGGTGTTTTTCAAGTATGGCTCGAATTACAGAATAAATGGAGTGACAAGTATGAAGGAATACATTTACTTCAAAAGATGTATTTTGATATAACGGGCAGGTATCTAGATCTAAAATTCCCGATAAAGATTTTAATAGATCTTATTGATTTGGAATCAACAAATAGTGACGATATAGAGTCTATGGGATATCTCTACGAGTATGTTTATGAAAAAGAGAAAAAGGCTAACGAATTTAATGATGTTTTTCGTATAAACAAGGGTAATGATAATTGCAAATTGATGCGGCTTCAAGAGATAATAATTGACATATGTAAACAATATAATAAAGATGAAGATATCGTAATCCATTTTTTGGGTCATGGATCCCCTAATCAAATTTCATTCATAAAGTATGAACAGTTGTCAAAGCTGCTTAATAAAATAGCTGAAAAACATAGTCTTTTTATAAATCTGATGAACACATGCTACTCTAACGGATTAGCAAAATATAAATGTTACAATACTTTGTGGTGTACAACAGGAAAAATAAATGATGTTTATTCACCTTTTATTTTTTATCATATGTTTAGCGACGATGTCTATATGGTTGACTTTAATGCTTTTAAAGAACGTTGGAAGGTGCAGAATGTGATAGAATACTCCAATTAATAAGTAGGCGTGATCCCTAAACAGGTTTTGCGCCTTTTTTATGCTCTTTTCCCACAATCTCCCAATTGTGGTTTTCCACCTTTCTAATTATTTCTCTCCCACCTACTTACTGACTACTTTTATACCATATTCACGACAATGGCTCTATTGTCGTGAATGGACAGTTTAAATATTTACTAATCGTTTGTATTGGTAGTATTTTTACTATCTCAAATTGATAATTAAAATTCATACGGTATGAAAGAAAAGATTTTCCAAAAACTAAAACAAGAATTCTCTCATCTTGGGTTAGGTGATGTTGTCCTACAGGCACATGCTGATAGTCTCGCTGCTATTGGTCTTGTTACTGATGAGAACATTGACACTGTTGTTTCTGCACAGAAAGGATTCCTCGAGAACCTTCAAAAGACAAGTGACAAGCGTGTCACTGATGCTGTTTCTAAAGCGAAAGCTGATGCTAAAAAAGAGTTTGAGACAGAAGAAGCTAAGAAGAAAGCTGAGGAAGAAGCCCAAAAACAGGAAGAACAGGCAAAGCATGAGAGAGAAAAGGAGATGCCAGATTGGTACAAGGCAGAGAAAGAAGCCAATGAAAGAACAATCAAGGAATTGAAGGAAACTAACAAAGCACTATTAGAGAGCGTAGGTAGTATCCAGAAAGAGAATGATACTTTCAAGGCTGAAAAAGCAGCTGCCGAGCGGAACAATCTGATCACATCCAAAGCCAAAGAGTTGGGCATACCACAGTGGAGAATTGAAGAGGGCTTTTCAATAGCATCGGATGCTAATGAAGAAGCGATTACTTCTCATCTGACTACGGTAGCGAACAATGTCAAGGCGCAATTACTACCAGGCAATAAGAATTCATTTCCTCTATCAGACAATAAACCTGATAAGAATGAAGTGGCTGCCATTGCCAAATCATTAGTCGGTTAATTAAAAGAAAAGAGAATGACAAAAGCAAATTTAAACAATGAAAGAGAGCAGGTAATTTTCGGTGATGATTCAATTGTTATCCAGAAATATATCTCCGGCGTCAAAGGAGGTCGGACGCTCGATGTTACCGGATTTACGGACAAGGTCATTAAGGCATCTCATGTGATTATTCACAAAGATGGTGTTTATAAGCCAATGCCCGTGGCAGGTGGTAATTATGCGGCATTACCTGAAGGATATAGTTATGCCGGGGTACTTTATCGCTCAATTATGACGGCTAAGCCGTTCGCGTCTATTATGACGTGGGGAGAAGTAAACGATGTGGCAAAAGCCTATGACATGTCGGCTATTTTAGCTGATTTCAAAGCAGCTTGTCCGCATATTGATTTCATTAAAGACGAGGAGGCATAATATATGGAAAAATCACTTTACTTAGAGTATGTTCAAAGATTCTTCCCTCAGTTGGTTGTTTCCATCATTGAGAGATTGAACGAAAAGAGAGCTAACCAGCTTCCTTATATGTATAAAACGCTGCTTACCCCGGACTTCTCAGCCGATGGACGTTGGTCTAGTATTCTGGCTGAGTATAACAGGGTGGCTGCCGATGTCGTTTCTTTGGATTCCGAACTTCCGCTGAAGACTCGTGATTCTATCGAAACTGCCTCCGGTGAGATTCCCAAGATTGGTATGAAGCTTTATCTGACTGAAAAGCAGATGAAGGACATTGATGCCATGATTGCACAGAACCTGCCTCTCAATCAAATCGTGAATAAGATTTTCAATGATCTTCCGCGCTGTCTTGAAGGCGTATGGGAGCGTATTGAAGATATGTTCCTTTCTGAGCTGTCAACCGGTATCGGTTTAAGCGAACGCAATAACGGAACCGGTGTCCGTATTGATATTGGCTATTACACTGCAAACAAGTTCGGTGTCTCAGTTTTATGGAGTGACCCAAATACATCAAAACCTCTTGATGATATGCAACAGGTGTTTGATAAAGCTTTGGAAGACCAAAACACCATTACTGACATTTGGTTGGATGATGTTGCTTTGAAAGGATTCTATCAAAGTAAGCAGGTACGTGAGCAATATGCTTTCGATAACAAAGTTACTGCCCAGTCCGGTTCCAGTGTTCCGACATTGGATTTTGAAAAGGCTTCCCAAGTAGTAAAGACAAAATGGGATGTAACCCTTCATCGTGTTGCCCGTAAGATTAAGACTGAAATCAATGGTGTCAAGAAGTCGCATTCTCCTTGGCAACAGGGTATGGTAGTCTTTACTTGTGATGAGAAGCTGGGCTCTCTTGTATGGACTAATACCGCAGAAGGCACACGTCGGGTTGCCGGTGTTGAATACCAGGTGGCAGACGAGTTCGTTTTGCTGTCTAAGTACTCAAAGAATGACCCGTTGAGAGAATTCACTTCTTCTCAAGCTATGGTTGTTCCTATCATCAACAATGTCGATAGAATCTATACGTTGGACTCCAAAACTGTGCAGGGATGAAAGTAAAAGTAACAACTGTTTTTCGAGACAAGTTTACTCACCAGCTTTATAATCCTGGTGAGGTGATTGAAATAGAAGATGAAGCTCGTATTGAAGACTTGGTGAACCGCAAACTTGCTGAGCGTGTCGAAGTTCCCGAAGGAAAGAAGGAGGTTAAAATCTCCCTCTTTGAAAAGGAGTTCGAGAAGAAAGAGTTGGTTGAAGCATTGAAGTCTATCGGTGAAAAAGGTGCTATGAACATGAAAGAGGAAACTCTTATCGCCAACGTTGCTGCTTTGGATGAAGAGAAGACTTTGGCTTTGAAAAAGGCTTTAGGTATTGAGTAAACGGATAGGGTGGTTCACTCTACCCTTCCATTGTATAATTTTATAAACCAAGAAAAGATGAAGAATTTTATTTGTTTTCTGTTTTGTGCATTTCTGATGCTGTTTGCATCGGTGAATGTACAAGCGTCCGTAAGTGAACCCATTCCGTCCAAATCTGATGTGTCAGTTGTTGATGTCGGTCTGCCAGTTATGCAGAATAGTATTGTACAAATCGTTCCTATGGATTACCTGGTTATGACCGCACTGCAGCCCGTATTTGTAATTGCGGAAAGTCCGGCTATGCAAAGTAAATCAGTAGTCGTTCCTAAGTGTCCGTTCCGGTATGTCTATAAGTCTAAGTATTGCACTCATTATAGTTACACTGCATATAGCAAACTGATTACACCATATTAAGATGACGGTAAACGACTACATACAACAGAAGTTCCAGACCTTCGGCATTAATTTGTCGGAGGCTGACCTTTTGGATATGTGTCTGTCAGCCAATGTAAGCGGAGAGGATGAGATAAACGAGGATTGCCACGATCGCGTCTCAGTGGCTATGGCTAAGTTTATCCCCTCTCTCCTACTCCGTGCCACTTCAATCAATGAAAGCAGCTTCTCTATGTCTTGGAACATTCAAGGTATTAAGGACTATTACTTGTTCTTATGTAAGAAGTACGGAATTGCCTTAGATGATGCAACCTCTGTTTTATTAGGATTAAATATAATTAAGGACATATCGAATCTTTGGTAATGTATTTTGCTCCACACATATTGCAGGTTAAGGTTATCACCCCGATGGATAAGGATGAGTTCGGCAGACCGATTCCCGAAACAGGCGGTGAAAGCTGGCAGGATGTATGCAAGTGCCGTTGCGATGATAACACCACGAAAGAGTTTACCTCTGATAATGGCTCTGTGTATCGTCCTAATTACCATGTAGTGTGTGAGAAAAAAATCACTATCAAGGCAGGGCAAGAAGTCCGTTGCATGGATGGTAAGAGTGTGAGAGGTCAAGGCGAGGTTTACACGGTGAAGTGTACGAACTACTTTAACTACTCGGAGCTATGGATGTAGATGCAGATTTTTCGGATGTTGAAAAGTTCTTTCAAGACGGAGAATGGGAAGTCGAGAAGAAAATGATTGACGTGAGCGATGAAGCCGTTAAATACGCGGAAGAACATGGCGATTATCAAGACCACACGCTCACTTTGAGAACGTCCAATGATTACGATGTTGATAAAGACGGTTTAACTCTAAAAAACGAAGCGGAATATGCTTCATTCGTGGAATCCAAAGGGTTTGATGTTTTAAGTAGTGCCGCTTTATATGCGGAGAAACGATTAAAAGAAGAATTTGAATGATAGTAACCACTGACATAGGAAACATTCTCTACCGGGATTGCAAGGCTTTCGGAATAGACATTGTGCCTGATGGTGAAACGCTGACAGGCGAATTGAGTTCTGAAAGAATTGTCATCCACGCAAAGAAGCAACAGACGGGGACTTACTGGAAGAAGTCTTTCGCCGAGATAAACCTTTGCGTGCCCGATTTGAGCGAAAAAGAAGCTAACACCATCCGATTAGGCGAACTCGAAAGAGAAGCCAACAAGCGGTTTGATGATGTGGTAAGCTCCTATGACAGCACAACCTATCGTTACTCCATTGATTCAATCGGTACAGAAGCGGACACAGCTTTGAAGTGTCATTATGTGAATGTGAGAATTTTGTTCGAAGTATTAAATGTAAAATGAGAAAATATGAAACCATTTATTGGAATTAAAAAGATTTGGTACGGTGCGGTTATAACTGCTGCCGTTACGCCTACTTCTTTGAAAACGTGGTTGGCTTCCGCTACGGAAGTAAAGAACTCCCATCAAGATACTTGGGGATATACTGAAGATGACCCGACCACGACTGATTATATCAATGAGTTGACTGGAAAGGTTTACTACAAGGATGTTACCGCTAAAGGTGCAAGAACTATGGCGTTTACTATGGGAGAATATTCCTTTGAAGACAAGAAGGAACTACAAGGCGGTGAGCTTGTGAAAGACGGAGAAACAGTTGTTGGTTGGAATGAACCGGATGTCGCAGAGGTTATCAACAAAGCTGTCGTCGGTATGACCAAGACAGGTAACTACATTGTATTTACCAATGCCTCCATAATCGGTAAAGGTAACTTCGTTGAGAAGAATATCGGTTTGGGTGTTTCTGCCGTTGCCATGGAAAACCCAACTGCTAGTGTAGCTGGTGAGTACTGGCTTGATGGTGAAAAAGTGGATGCTCCTACAGCATAAATTTAAGGTGAAAAATAATGTTTTCAGAATGGCGGTGGATGATTGCTCACCGCCTTTTTAGTTTCGATATGGAAAATAACGCATCAAAAATAGTAAGTGCAGCCGTTTTGGGAAAAGACTTTGAAACGGTTTTCGTGAACGGGAAAGTCTATGTGATCCACCCTCCCACCATTCATAAGATAGCCGGTGCTGGGTATTATCTTTCCGACTTGAAAGACGGGGTTACAGTAATGGATATGCTTCGTTCATTGAAGGATATAGAAACAGCTTCTTGTGCTCTCTCGTGGCTCATACAAGGCGATGAATCTCTACATGAAGAATTGTCTCATGGGACATTCGATGAAGTGATAGAGGCATTGGCAACAGGACTTTCCATGATTTCTGCTGAAAATTTTTACAGGCTGTCAGTTTTAGCCAAGAACGTAGCTCTACTGACAGCAAAGCAACGGTCGTAGGAAACGTTACGTTATTAGGTCAAATTGCTACGTTCTTGGAGGTTTTACATCTAAGTTACGATGAAGTTGTATTTAAAATTCCATATCGCAATTTGATTATTATGCAGAAAGACAAGCTCCATACGGTCTACGGAGAAGTTATGGAGGAAGTATCAGAAGACGAATTTTTTAAAACTAAAGGTAGGAATCCATTAAAGTAATAATGGATAAAGAAAAAGCCGGAGGAATCCGGCTTTTTTTAGCTTAAAGGTGAAAATCTGGTATTTCAGAATAGAAGCTTTTATGCCCCCATTGCAATTCATGTAAGTAATTGAATGGTAATAAGGCATCTTTCTTATCTTCAATATCTTGATTGGAGTAAAAAAGCGACCCATTGATTCTGCTTATCTTAAACGGATGTATTCTGTCTGTAAAGTCCCAAATTCGGTCGTTTCCAAGACTTTCTTCCTTATCGCATCTCCTGTCAAAAAAACGATCAGATGGTTCTACTCCTTTTATATCCCAAATCGTTATCGTCTCTTTTTGACCTTCATACTGTATCTCAATATTACTTTCATCCGTAAACGATATTAGTTCACATAAGACCGGCGTGCTATCTAATGTTAGATAGTGACATCCTAAATATAAATCTTTTAAAGTTAGCATAACCATGTTTTTTAAGTTAAACAATACCACAAACATACCTACAAAATCTGATAAATCAAATTATTTCGGGGAAAAAGCTATATGTGAATAAATGAACTTCACTATGCCCCTTCATGTGTCCTTTCCTTTGCCCTAACTGATATGCAATCAGTTTACATAAAGGCGTTTGTCTGCGCCCAACACTGTGCCCTTAGTTGTGTCCTTTCTATATTTTCGGTAATAGATCTATTTCTTCCGTCAATAACTTAGTTTCTGACATCATTAATTGAATTAATTCCGTCATTAATTGAATTGTTTGTGCAATAATTGTGCAAGAAATGGGATTATTTGCATGAATAATCAGCGAAAAATGCAATAACAGCATATTTGCAGCTCATTTACATCATATTTACAGCACCTTAAATAATGCAACAGCAACTTAACAGCATATTTAACAGCAACCTAACAGCACCTTAAATAAATGTATTATAATATAGATATATTAAATAAAAATTTTATATGTTTTTTCACTCTCTAACGAGAGTGCGCCCTCTCTCAAAAACTATTTTAATCCAAGTTTCTTTAAAGCAGCTGCTTTGGCTTTAGCTCTTTCTTCGGATAATAGTTTTGCTTTACTTTTGACTTTTTTTTCGATACTTAAAATAGCAAGTTCTTCGAGTGATTTTGAAAATGAAAGAAAGAAGCCTCTTGAATGGTCTGAATAGAGTTTTAGCCCCCAATTGGTTTGAAGATTTAAAAGAACGTTGTCAATGTGGTATCGGGTGGAATATTTGGCTTTAAGCTTGGATGTTAAGGTCGCATATACCGGAAGGTTGGCGTGCTCGGTTGCCCACTTGATTAAATCATTCTTTTGGATAACATAACCTGAGGATTGTTTCTCTGCGCGAAGTTCACCGGAACGTATGCTACCCGTAATTTGATTAACACCTATATTTCCCCCACGTTTGCAAATGAATATTGCAGCACTTGCGGCTGAAAATGTTTCCGGTGCTTGCTCTGGTTCTTTACATTCAGACAAACCAAACATACGGGCGATTATAAGGCTTTTATTCGTCTTTGCATACTCATTATTGCCTATGATACTTTTAATTGCACAGAAGGCGCAAAAACACGCTATATCAAACTCATTCTTTGGGTTCTTGTAGTAATCCCAAAGAATATCTATGTTAATACTTACATTTGGAGTTTTAAGATTCTTAGTCCGCATTGACTTTTTAGCAACCGCAATAGAGTTCTCAATGTTACCAAAAGTGATATTGAAAAATGACGAAGCACTTTTCATTCTTTCAAGTTCCGTACCGAAGTCCAAATTTTGCGAATGTTTATACACAGCGTAATCCATGATATTATCTACCGTTTCTTTTATATTTTCAAACGCCCCCTCTAAAAAAGAAACGGGAAAGTTCATGTAGATTAACTTTTTATTCATATATTTGCATCGTTAATTGGTTGAATTACACTGTGATAGTGTATTTGTACTATTGAACGCTCCATGTTTGTTTGGCGACACATGGGGCGTTTGGTGGTTATATATTATCTTTATGATAACAGTATTCTATTTTCATATTCAATAGTTCTTCATCTGTCATAGGAGTTTCTAAAACTTCTGTAACAAATCTGTATTTAATCCATTCTCCTCCATTTTCAGACCAACAGTGCATAACAAAATATTCTTCGTGTTTAGATATGTATTCCCACAAATCAAGTTTCTTGACTCCTAATTCTTTAGCCAACATTTCAACTTCTATCCTTTTCGCATTGTGAAAGCTGAAATATAGATTCGCACATCGTCTAATTTCATCTAATGTAAGTGTTTCTTTTTTCTTTGCCATAATACTCCGTTTAAAGATTTTCCGCTAACTTCTTAATATCCTCTTTACTATTAATAACATGGGTACTGTCGCCGATCCGGACGGCGCCGATTACTTCATCGGAAGATTTTTCAAATAAGTCTGTAATTTCAACTCCAAGGGCATCCGCTATCTTAGAAAGGGTTTCAACGGTTGGATTACCTTTAGATAATGTATTAGCCAATGTTGAACGAGCTACCCCTATCTTATCGGCTAATTCCTGCAATGTTATCCCTTGCAACTTACAATGTTCTGTTATTCTTAGATTCATAATCGTGTACTTTAATTTTATACAAAGGTACGTTTATTTGTGTTTTGTACTATTATAATAGTATTAAATAAGGTTAACATACTAGTTAAATAGTTCTTTTTATTTTGCTATATACTATTAAAGTAGTATGTTTGCATTATCAAAGTACAACGAAATAGTATAAACACTAAAATATAAGAGTATGAGCACAACATTTAAAAGTCAGATGAAAAAGGTTATGCAAATGGCATGGTCTTTTGTTCGCAAGAACGGTTATTCAATAAGTGAAGCATTAAAATGCGCATGGGCTAATTTGAAGCTGAAAGCGGCTTTGAAAGTGAAGATAGTAGAGTTCTACTTCAAAAAGACTGATGGTACGTTACGTCAAGCCTTTGGTACTCTCAAAGAGAATCTTATCGGTGAAACGAAAGGTACTGGCAGAAAGCCGAATGATAATCTGCAAGTGTATTGGGACACAGAGAAAGAAGAATACAGATGTTTCAAGAAGTGTAACCTTATTAAAATTGCATAACTATGAAAACTACATTTTTAAGTGAAGAAGCACAGGTGTTGATAACAGGTCTTAGAGGTGAAGACAACGATACAATAACCTTTAAAGCTGCGATATGTGATGCGATGTCTACTATAATGTATATGCGCCAAGTGTACGCTAGAACAGAGAAAGAAAAAGGGATGCTGCTTGATGCTATTGATACATTGACCAATTATAATGAATTGATAACCGCATTATCAAAAGAGAATTAGCATATAAAGAGTTAGCAATAAACGAATAAGATAAAAATATGAAAGAGAAAAAATTTGGAACAATTTATTCATTAGGTGAAGATTTGGACAGGAGATTTGTATGGTGTTTGCAAGATATTGATACACAATCAGGATGCGATTCTGCTTATAATGATAGAAGTTTTATCGCAGCAATACCAATAAAAAGATTTACTGGATGTTTACAAGAACTGTTTGAGTTACAGATTTCCATTAAATCTTTAATGGAAAAATAAATAACACGATTATCTAAAGGCAGTTCGCACGACTTTAAAGGCTGCCTTTTACCTGTTTTTACGACAATGAAACGATTGTCGTATTATGGTAAAGCGAAAATTCTTCTCTTACACGATTATAAAATAAGTTTGCAAACAGAAATAAGGGATGCGCTTCGTGGTTGCTGTGCATGAAAAGATATTAGAGCATTTCTTTTAAGAGGTAAGCAACCACAATAGACCTCTTTTGAGATTTGCTCTTTGCTTTTGGTAAAAGTTAGGATTTGTCAAAAGTCAATATGTCAAGCGTGACAGGTGAAAGCAGAAGCGAGTAATGGCGTAACGGGGTTCGATTCCCTATCTGCTACAAAATCAGTCAAAGTAAAATCCCCAAAAGCGGAAGTGACTGAGCCGCTGATGGGGATAATGTAATTTCTAATAATGCAAAGATATGAAAGATTTAGCATTAATCAAAGAAACTATGAGTTCTATTGAGATTGCAGAACTCACTGGAAAACAACACAAGCACGTGTTGGAAGCTATTAGGACGATGGAACCTGCTTGGGGAAAGGTATGTGGGTCGAAATTTCGGCTGACATCTAAAAATGTTGAAATGCCTAATGGAGGTTTCAAAGAAATACCTTGTTACGAACTTACCAAAACCGAATGCCTGTATGTCGCCACCAAGTTCAACGATGAAGCCCGCGCCAAGTTGGTTCTTCGTTGGGAACAGTTGGAAAAAGAAAAGCAATCTCAGAATGCTTTACCCGGCAACTACCTTGAAGCGTTAAAATCTCTTGTTGAGTCAGAAGAACAAAAGCAGCAGTTACTTATCCAAAATGAGATTCAAGCGGAACGTTTGAAGATTGTAGCGCCCAAAGCGGATTATTACGACCGTACTCTCATGGCGAAGAATACAGTATCTACAACGGTCATTGCAAAAGAACTTGGAATGTCTGCCATTACGTTGAATAAGAAACTCAAAGAAATGGGCATTCAATATAAGGTTGGGCAAACTTGGGTATTAACTTCCAAATATCAGAATATGGGATATACCGATACTCAAACGTACACAGAAACGATAGATGATGAAACTCGTTCATACGTTAGTACTGTTTGGACGCAAAAAGGTAGAGAATTTATTCATAGTCTTTTTCATTCTAATAAAGAATCTACATTGTTTAGTGAAGTGTCTGAATTAAAAAATGCCATCCGGGAAGAGGATGATTTGAAAACCAGGATAGAATCACTTGGAAAACCAATCCTGAATGACATGAAACAAATTCCATTACTTCTCGACAAATATAAAATGATGATAGCTAAAGATAAGCTATCTGTGTACGAAAGGAAAGTCTTTCTGTTTGTAGTGGTATCTCTATTCGATCCCAAAGCATTGGCAGGAAAAAAGATGAAGCATGGGCTAAGAGAAGTGATTGGTTCTTCTCTTGGATTTGAGAATAAATCAACCATTTCCGACAACATGAATGATATTTCCAGCTATTATACTCGGACACCTAAATTTAGAAAAGACACTAAGCGTGCTTTTATGTGTATAGGTGGTTATCAAGCGAATTAAAAATAATGCGCACCTCATTAAGTTGGGGTGCGCATTATCTTTATCAATTATTTCATCATATCGTTCAAAACATCTATTCTTTGCTTGAATTTTGATATTGTCCAAGTTTCATCTTTTGTTAATCCTTTTATATTTACTCCGCAGTTAAAATTTTCACAGAATTCAGAATTAGGAGAACTTTTATGCCCATTTTGACAAATAAATTTCTCTTGTTCTTTACCTAGTAGTCCTCCTTTTACTACTTCTATTTTTCCTGTATTAGGGAGTGAAGCTAGTATATTGTATATTTCACTCATAGCTAAAATATCCTCTTTTCGATAATAGTCTGTATTAGTTAAAAGTAGATCTATGGCTAAATGACAATCCACTCGGCATAACGACAAAAGATTAGTCGGACTGAATAAATTACAATTGGTAATAAGAGCTTTTATTTCTTTTTTATTAGCCTCATATTTTGAATAGACTTTATCAATTACTTCATCTTTAGGAAGTAAGGATAAATGTTTTTCAATAAAATGGATGTTCTCTTTATAGGTATCATATCCTTTATAATATGCAACATATCGATCTAATAGATTGTTAATAATATCTATTTGAGGGTTTTCTAATAAGAATTCGAACCATTGTTCCTTTAGGTCTGCACCATGATTTATTTGGGATATTATATATCTCCTTTTTATTTCTTTATCAAGTTCATCTTGGGCTATTATATTATTACTAATTGCAGTTTCTGAACAATCATTTTTATATTCAATAATGCAAGCAGTACCTAATACAGACACCATGAACATAGATTTGTCCTTGCCAGAAATCTCATCAAAATCAACTTTAAAACCTATAATGGCATTAGCGCCTATGTTTAATGCTTTTTGTTTTAATTCTTTTGATGCTTCATTATATATTATTTCAAGTTTTCTTTTATATGAATCGGAACGTCCTCCAAAAAAATCAGTCAATGAAGCTGCAAAATCAGAAAATATATTCGTACCTATTACAATGTTAGAACAAATTGTGTCTATATATTTTTTGATAGGGCAACCTTCTATATTATTAGTCGTGGATATAATAAATTCGTTTTTCATAAATAGTGTATTTAATGTTGATATTGCAGCAAAAATAGCCTAAAATCAAATCAGTTCAAACTATTTCACGACAATTCTTCCAATGTCGTGTATCATACTTCTGAATTCTCTTTTTTCGCTGCTCATTACCCTACCTTTATGTTGCAATTTCCCACAATTGAATAAATGTGGTTTCTTAGAGTATAGAAAATTCTACTAAGGATTGTGTATGAAGTAATTTTGAAAATAAAAGTGATGGAATTTAAGGGAGATACTTCAGGATTGGATGAGCTTATCCAACAGGCAGAGGATGAGTATTACTCAAAACTCATTGAGATAGGTAAAGAGTGCATTCGTATTGCACAAAATGCCCGTGGGGGTAATGGATTGAAAAAATACCAGAATCATACTTTCAACTTGCGTAACGCTCCGGGTGCTTGTGTGGTAAGAAATGGAAAAATTGCTTGGATAGAAGTTGCAGCTGATAGCTCACATCCTGAAGCAAAGGGCGAAACCGAAAACCTTCTTATTTACTCTGAAAAATCTCAAGATGGGCTTTATTTAGCTGATGGTATGCCTTACGCTTCATTTGTACGCTCAAAAGGCTATGATGTACTGGATTCAGCGATATTTTATGCAAAAAGACAAATCGAAAAGAAAATATAGATATGGCAGGAATTATTTCAAATGTAGACAGTGATGTTCAAAAACTTAGAAAGTTAAAGAATGAGATAGAAGATGTTAAGAAGGCTTTAAAAGGCATTAATATCAAGGTCGATATTGATATTGCTAAAGGAATGGAGGCGCAGCTAAAATCATTAACCATACAATATAATGAAATGGTTGATAATATTGCAAAAGCAGAGGCTAAGATTCTACTTTCTACTAAAAGAATAAACGATGCTTCTGAGAAGATTATTGCAGCGCAAGAAAGAATTTCTAAAACTGCTGGGATCAATATACAGACAGGAAGCACAAATTCCCAAGGAGTAAATGTTGCTGAAACAGTTAACATTCAGGCTCAAGCAAAGGCTTATGAGGATTTGAAAGTTGAGATTAATAATATTCTTGGAACAAGGGATGACAATATTAAGCGTATGGTAGAAGAAATGAACGCTATTCGTTTAATTAATGCCGAAATAAAGAAAATCACTAAATCGCAGGGAGAATCTACATCTTTATCTTCTGCTCAACAAAAAAGGCTTGAACAACTCAACAACTCATTACTGACACATAAAGCCGCTTTGTCAGAAGTCCGGCAGACCCTAAATAATAATGTCAAACTTGATAATGCTACTACCACTTCCATGAATGGACTTTCGCAGTCTTTGTCAAGAATGAGAATTGCCTATCGTGAACTAACAGAAGAAGAACGTAATTCCCCATTTGGAAAAGAATTACTTACATCTATTAATCAAGCAGATACAAAAATCAAGGAGCTTGATGCAACGATTGGCAATCATCAGAGAAATGTTGGGAATTATGGCAAGCAGTGGAATGGACTTAGTATGTCAATTCAGCAAGTAGGTCGTGAGTTACCTTCTTTGGCTTACGGACCGAAAGTCTTTTTCTCTGCCATCTCAAATAATTTACCTATACTTGCTGACGAAATTAAGCGAGCAAGAACAGAATATGAATCATTAAAGAAGTCAGGGCAGTCTGCTACTCCTGTATGGAAGCAAATTGTATCTTCATTATTTAGTTGGCAAACTGCTTTGACTGTTGGCATTACCTTATTGACTTTGTACGGTGACAAGGTTGTAGATTGGGTAGCAGGATTATTTAAGGCTAAAGATGTTTTATCAGAAACATATCAATCATTAGAGAATTTCCAAAAGAAAGTAGGTGATACTACAGGGGTTATTATTTCCACATTGGAACGTCTATCACAAGGATGGAAAAGATTGGGCAATGATATTGATGCTCAAAAAAAATATATACTGGATAACAAAGATGCGATAGATAGTATGGGGGTATCTGTTAATAACGTAGCAGAGGCAGAGCGGCTTTTCAACTCTAATAAAGATACTTTCATTCTTGGAATCCTCCAACGCGCCAAAGCTGCGGCTACAATGGAACTTGCAGCAGAAGAATATAAGAAAGCCGTTCAAAAGATGATGGAAGCGGATGCTAAATCAATCGAAGGGGTTTCTTTTGGCGATAAATTTAAATCATGGTTTGTAAAGTCAGCCACAGGTGAAGATATGTCAGGTTATCTTTCAAATGCTGATTTAAGCCCAGAAGCATTTGCTAAAGATAAAGAAGAAAAGCTACGGAAAGAAGCAGAATCATTATTTAAATCCGGCACAGAGCTTGTACAAAGGTATGCTCAATTCTCCGAAGAAGAACGAAAAACATTGGAATCTATTGGTATAAAGACAACAGAAACAATGATTGAAGGTTCTGTAGAAGCAATAGAAGCCGCTATATCCTTGAAACAACAATCTTTGAAGAAGGTTACAGACCTAAAAGAATACAAGCGCATAGAGGCTGAAATTAAAGTTGAGCAAGCTAAATTAAGAGCCATAACAGGTGAACAATTAAAACCGAATAATGATGCTGAAAAACAACTCAAGCAACAAGAACAGCTTGCCGAGCAACTTCTTTCCATCCGCAGGAAGAACCAACAGGAGGAAATCAACTTGATGGCTGACGGTACAGAGAAAAAGTTGAGACAGATTGACCTTGACTATCAGAAAGAGCTTGATGCCATCCGCAAGCAAGAGCAGGAATGGGTTAAATCTAATAACGGTAAACTGACAGAAGATCAGTCTATCCAGATTTCCCTATCATATTCTCAAGCAGAAAGTAAGTATAACAAGTCAATCTCTGATGTGAACAAAGAGGATATTGATTCCATGAACCGATATTTGAAGGATTATGGCACATTTCAACAGAAGAAAGAAGCTATTACCAAAGAATACGCTGACAAAATAGCCAAAGCTACTACTGATGGGGATAAGTTGTCTTTACAAAAGCAAATGGAAGATACTCTATCCTCTTTAGATATGGATAAGTTGAAACAAGAAATCAACTGGGAATTAGTATTTGGAGATTTAAGTAAAGCATCAAAAATTTCGCTTGAGAAGGTTAAGAATCAGCTAAAGGATTTCCAAAACTCCAATGAATACAAAAGCATGGCTGTTGACCAAAAGAAAGTCGTGGATGAAGCTTTGAATAATATCCAAACCTCTCTTATCGACAAAGGCGGTTTGCTTGGAGATTTGCCGGAACAACTGGAAAATCTTCGAATTTCCCAAGAGGAACTCGCCAAGGCTCAAGAAGAATACAATAATGCCATCAAAAATGGTACTGACGCAGAACAAGAAGCTGCTCTTAAAAAAAGAAATAATGCCGAGAAGAAGGTTCAGAATGCACAAGTAAATGTAACCAAGAGCGCGGATAAGACTTCCCAAAACCTAATAATACTGGCTGATACTATTACTCAACTTGGAAGTTCTTCTGAAATGTCGTTATCGCAGATAGGAGGTCTTGCGTCAGGTGTTGTCGATATATTTACGGAAGCCGGAAGTAAAATCGGTGGAATTGTCGGTGCTGCATTCTCTTTGCTTGATGCGATTGACAAGCAAGGCTTGGATGGATTTGTAGAGAATGTTTTTTCAAGTGTTTTTAATGCTTCAAGAAGCGTATGGGACACAATTACATTTGGAGCTTTCTCTAAGATAACTGGTTCTGGTGAAAGTGATAAGAACCTAGAACAGGATTTAGAGTATTTAGCTCAATCCAATCAAGATTTAAAAAACTCACTTGACAATCTTTCCGAAAAGATGGACAAAGCTTCTGTTACAGATGCTTCTGATATATACAGCGTACAGAAAGAAAACATACTGAGACAAGAAGCTAATACACGAGAAGCCATGCAGCGCAGTGGAGCTGCCTATTCTAACGGTTTTTTAGGCTTTGGTGGATCACATTCCTCTAATGATAAAATAAATAAAGGAATGTCCGCTTCCGAATGGCGAAAGGTTAGTGATATTGTCGGTAAGTCAGTTAGTAGTGCTGGACAATTTTTCCAGTTATCCAGTGAGCAGATGGCAAAATTAGCAGAGGAAGATACTTCTTTGTATTCAAAAATAAAAGACCTCGCTAATAATGGGTATAAGGATGCAGCCCAATATATGGATGAGTATATCACTTATTACAAACAGCTTGAAGAATTAGAGAATGCCTATAATGAAAAGCTTACCAATGTATCTTTTGATAGAGTAAGAGATGATTTCAAGAATGCCCTTCTTGATATGGAATCCGACGCAGAGGATTTTGCAAATAATTTCGAGAAGATGATGCAGAATGCCATCATGGAAAGTCTTATGACTAAAAAGTATGATGCCTTAATACAAAAATGGTATGAGAATTTCGCAAAAGCCATGGAAGGAGATGGTAAGATTGATAAATACGAGCAAAGTGATCTTCGAGATAGTTGGAATGATATTGTCAATCAAGCTCTCGCTGAACGTAATGCACTAAAAGAAGCTATGGGATGGGAATCATCTTCGTCTTCTTCACAATCATCCACATCTAAAGGATTCCAAACAATGTCTCAAGATACTGGTGAAGAATTGAACGGACGTTTTACTGCCTTGCAGATAGCAGGGGAAGAAATAAAGAACCAGAATATAAAGCAGACTGATTTACTCTCATCCATCAATGAAAAAATATCACTGATGGACTTGACAAATGAGAATATACCTCAATTAGTGGCTAATGTTCCCGATTTTGCCGGACAGACGAAGGAAATTGCTACGAACAGCTATCAGCCACAAGTGAATGTCATATTCCCGGATGTCAAGATAGACGTTTTAACAGCCGAGGTTTCCACTTTGAAAGGTATTGTTGATGAAATGCGTACTTTCCAAATAGAGAAGTTTACTGATGTTGCAGAGGGGGTGATTAAAATATCCAAGAATGCCCCTGTGATGAATAACAAATTGGATAGCATAAATAATAGCATAAAAAAGGCTTTGTAATTATGAAAGGGGACTTATTGATAAACGGAAAAGATGCCTTCGACAAGTGGGGCGTAAACATGGGAGATAACTTTTTGAATGCACTTTTGATGCCACCTCCAGTAAAGGATTACATTGAAAATAAAAGTCGGTTAGAAAATGGAAAAAGGCTTAGTTTAAACAATGAAAAGGTTGACGAAAGAGATCTAAACCTTACCTTTACCATCCAAGGTGATAATCAGGTAGACTATATCTCTAAATTTAAGGAGTTTATGGCAGAAATGGTTTCTGGACTCGTGGAAATAAAAATTCCTATACTTGGAAACGATATCTATCGCGTGTATTACAAAAATGCAACATCGTATGCTATGAGTGTTGACCGCACATTTTCGAAAATAGCCATGAAAGTATGCGAGCCAAATCCAAGCTCGGAAGGACGAAAGTAGGACTTATATGGGAAATGCTAATGGGTAAAGAAAAAGCCGGAGAAATCCGGCTTTGATTAAAGATATATTGCTGTTTATTGTATTGTTCTTTAGAGTGCCATTAAATGCTATAAAAAATATTCTTTATATTGAGCAAATGCAATCTTGATTATTTCCATATAATCAATATCTGTTGTTTTTGAGGAATTGTTTATATCAATATCTACTAATCCAAACTCTCTTAATTCATTAACTGTATAGTTAATATTATAAGCAGAATAATTACCCATACGAAAACGATTTTGAGAGAAATCTGCCAAGATAAGAAATATTTTAAAAAAACTATCTTTAGTATTTTCGTCCAATTCTATCTTGCATTCTTTTAAATTGGATATTGCTGTTTCCATATCGGCGAATGTACTAAACATGCTTCTAATAAAATCAAATATACTTACCGGTATTATATTGTTAGCGTAGTATCTTTTATTGCCAATGCGTATAAAACGTTCATTGTGATACTTTTTATCACAGTACTTTATTAGAGTTCGCACATTTATAGCTTTATTTCTTATTAAAGAGGAAAGTATTGTTTCGCATGCCTTATAAGCCAAATTAGACGTATCATTTATGCCTATATCTTGAGATGATTGAATTGAAGCAAGAATATGCATGACGGATTTAATTATATTCTTTGTATTGTCAAAATGATAAACATCAGTACTATAGAATTTGTCAATATACCCATTAAAATCTACATTAATGCCATATTTAGCTCTGTATATGTTTTTTATATTATCAATATCACAAACTATAATTGTTTTATCAAACTCAAATTTATGCTCATTTGTTCCATAAAAATTGTCATGAGCAGATAACACATTTAATAGCCTGAAAATATGTTCTGGATCTATTCTATCTAAATCATCAATAATTAATACTACCTCTTTATTATCACTTTTTAAAGAGTTTATCAGAGAACGAATTAGTTGTGTAATGGCATTATCTTCGAAAATTGTACCGGATTGTTTAGTATAACTTTTAAGGAACCTAACAGCATCATCCTCTTCATCAATCGAAATTTCTTTTTTATAATCCTCTATTTCTTTTTTGAAATTGATGATTTTTTCAAGAAAATCAGTTCCAAGCTTGATTTTTTCAATCATTTTGAGAAGATTAGCAAGTAGCTTGTTTGAAGATTTCAATATATACATTTGTGTTGCCAATGAAAAAGAACATTCTTCTTTATTAAAACTTGCTCCTACACGAATTAACTCAAAAAGAATATCTATTTTTATATACTCAAATATATCTTCATTATTTGAAACAATATAGTTTATGGGCATTAAGTATACTGGAATGTATTTATCATTTTTAGCAAAATACCGTTTTAAGAAATAAGTTTTTCCTATTCCAAATATACCAGAGAAAATTATATTCCTATTATCATCTTCAGATAAAAAGTTGCCAAAGCGGGTTTGTTCGTCTTTTATTTCAATTTCCATATCTATTTATTTTATGCTCCATCCTCTGTTTAGCGACTGTATGAGGCGTTTGGAGGTTAAAAGGTAGGCATTCTTGCTTTTTGATTAATTAAAAATTCCATCTTGTGTTAGCTCACTTATTTTAAATGTTTGTATACCAAGTCCAGAATAGCCTCCAAACAAACAAGCGACATGTTCTCCTTTTATTTGATCTACAGTTAGTATTCCATATTTCTGAAATAAAGTCTCGTCAATGGGACGAACTCGACTTCCTTTTGATATTGACCAAGCAGTACAAGGAATGTAATTAGAAGAAGGTGGTTCTATTTCTTTGGTTGGTTCTTTCCGGAGCATAGACTTAAACCACTCAGTAATTAATTTAATACCATCTCTTAGCTGAGGAATAGCCATTACTATTCCTGCTAAAATAACAAGAATGGCTATAATCCAATTATCTAACAAGTAATTGATTATTGTGTCGTGTTTTGTTGCATTTACCATATTTTATTCTTCCATCTTAAACTTCTTCCCATAGCTAGGGCAGGTGATTAATCTTTTGTTAATTCAAATTCAATCTATAATTGAAGAAATAGTATCAAAACAATTTATTGATTTGCTCAATAATTCTATTGATCGCTCCCTTCATATCTCCATTTCTATCCCATCCCATACCATAAGCCCCTCTGCAAGATGCAACAGGTTTTCCAGTCATATAATCCACGAAATTCACACTAACAACCGATTCTTCATCATTCTGTGATGCAGAGAAACGGACAAGTAGTAGCTGCTCTTTTTGTTCTGATGATAATTCATTAATTCGTTTATCTCCAATCATTGTCAATCTTGTAGATTCTAATGCATCATAAATTTTCACCTCGATATCCATCAGAGCTGCGGAACCATTATAATTCATAATATCAGTTAGTGAAGCATATTTATATTTTTCGAGGTTGGCTGAATTAGAAACAACAAATTTACTTGTCGTACATGAAATAAGACAAATTGCGAATACAATTAATAATAAACTGCTTTTTTTCATACATTATATTTTTAAAGGCTATCCGCTAACTTCTTAATATCTTCCTTGCTCGTAACCTTGTGGATGGTTCCATCTAATTCTATGTAGATGTTGGTTTCTCCTTTTACGTTAAACAGGTTCTAAAAGAGCACTCCTTCAGAGGTGGGAGTATGTCAAACAATAGACAATGATGTTTTTTTCATCATATCACCCATTTCAGACAAGGCAATAGACAATGTGTGAAGCTCCTCACTGGTAAAATCCACAGGTTTACCATTTACAATACTTCCATTTATACGTTGGTAAAGCCATTGCCGAGTTTTGCCAAAATAATGTTCAGCAATGTAAGACATAGAAGCAAAACTCATTACCTTTTCAAGATACTGTTTTCTTTTAAGAATTACAGTTAACTTTTCAGCTTCTGCTACAGCTTGCCGAGCACCTTTTGCAAACTCATCCAGAAACTCACTTCTCTCAGAAGGAGACAAAGAATCCAAAAACGCTTTAAAACGTTTCTTGTGGTCTAACTTTTCTTCATCCGTAGTAGATCTGATAAAATCTTCTTTCCACTTCTTAAGTTCATTTTTTGCATCCATAAGCTATCTGTTTTTTATTAAAAATCAGTAGCCCCCTTATGGGGGACTACCTTTTTCTTTCAGCTTGCTTTGGGCATCAATCAAGTCATCTAAGGCATCATTGACACTTTCTTCAAGCTCCTCATCTGAAAGCCATTCAGTTTCCAGAATGGAATCCCAATGAAGGGAAAAGAAACTGAGGTCTTGCTCCGCAGCTTCAATCCGAGCCTTTAGCTCTTCATCGTCATCACACATTGTGCACTTTGTCATAATGACAATGCAAATATAATAACCATTTGGTAATTATCAAAGGAGTTGCTCATAAATTTATGAAAAACTTAATATTAGAAAGATTATTATAAGGTTATCCAAGCTTTATAGTGATAATTAAAGTGAAAAGTCACTTCGCTAGTTGCTACAAGACCACCACCGAAGAATTAACTTACACGATTAAAATAAGGCAGTCAGCACGACTTTTAAGGCTGCCTTTTAATTAATTCACGACATTGATTTTATTGTCGTGTATAGAAGCTCTTATTTTTAGGGCTTCTTTTTTTTATCTCCGAACTTTGAAGGCATGGAACTAATCGACATCAAAGACATATCAGGCACTCTCCTACTAACTACCATCATCAACGAAGGTAGCAAGCGGAAATTCATGCTAATGAAGGAGGACTACATCATGTTGAAGTTCTCCCTTGAAGAGCCTATATACTTCAAGCTAGGTGACTATGTGGAAGATTCTCGATTCGGAAGATTTGAGATATGCGACATTCAGAAACCAACATTCAACACGTCCACTGCCGGTTATGATTATGAATTGAAACTTGATGCCCACTACTGGAAATGGAAGAACAAGATATTCAAATTCACCCCAGAGACAGGAGGACAAGAAGCGTCTTGGAACCTCCCTGCTTCGCTGGATACCCAGTTGGGTGTATTCCTCAGAAACTTACAGGCTCTTGGCTATACTTACAAGGGGACGAATTTCGAGTTCTCCATTGACAGCAGTGTGGAAAATAAATCCATGCTGATGTCTTATGACAACACTAATCTATTGGATGCGTTGTCTAAGATGGCAGAAACATGGGATTGTGAATGGTGGGTAGAAGACAATCAGATTCGCTTCGGGCGTTGTGAGTTTGGTGATCCGGTTGATTTTGAGATAGGAAAGAACGTGGAGGAAATGACACGTTCGGACAGCCGGACTACATACGCTACCCGTATTTATGCCTTTGGCTCAACAAGGAACATTCCTTCCAACTACCGCCCAGTAGATGAATCTGTAGTTGTGAATGGTGTCGTTCAGAAGCGTCTTATGCTGCCCGTTGGCACTCCGTACATTGACGCTTATTCGGGTATGCGCACAGAGGAAGCCATCGAACAGGTAGTTGTATTTGATGATATATATCCGCGCCGGATAGGTACTATGTCGGATATTAGCACGCATGAGTACACGGATACCATTGAGAATGCAGACGGAACAACCACCGAAGAAAAGTGGAATGCCTACCGTTTTAAAGACACTGGGATTACCTTTTCAGAAGAATATGTGCTTCCCGGTGAGGAATTGAAGATAACCTTCCAGTCCGGGAAATTGAATGGGCTGGAATTTGCCGTGAAGTTCAATCCTGATGGAAAGAATGAGAAGCTGGAAGACGGTAGCTGGAATCCTGCTGCACAGGTTTGGGAAATTGTCCGCAATGATGACTACGGACGCAACCCGCCGGGCGATGTCCTCATTCCTGAGAATGGTGATACTTATGTTCTATCCGGTTTCGATACCAAGTTCGTATCGGTACAGATGCTACCCGATGCAGAGCAGGAATTGAAAGAGAAGGCAGAAAAGTACATAGCCAAAACACAGATAGATCCTTCCACCTATGACGCGAAAATGAATCCTTCTTATATGTTTGGCATCAATCCCGAAACAGGAGAAGAAGATGAAGACTTTAAAAAGCATTTTGCCGCCGGTGACCGGGTGAATCTTATCAATCAAGCATACTTTGAGAACGGAAGACAATCACGTATTATAGGCTTTGAGTATAACTTGGATATTCCTTGGGATCATCCTGTCTATACTATCGGTGAGACAGCCTCTTATTCGCGTATCAGCGACTTGGAAGACAAGGTTGATTCCCTGACACTGAAAGGACAGACCTACACAGGTGGCGGTGGTAGTGGTGTGTATGTGATCGGCACTAACGATTCGACACCTGCAACTAACAGGAATGTGTTTTCCGCTTTACGCTCACTTGCCATGTTTCTTCGCAAAGATAAAGAAGATACGGCTAATGAACTTGTCACCCTCTTGAAAGGGTTTCTGATAGGGAAAAATGGCAGTGGTATCACTGTTCTTGAGAACGGAATGTCGCAGGCGGTAGTTGATTATTTGTATGTTAAGGTCAAAGCTGTATTTGACGAACTTGAGGTGAAAAAAAAGACCCATGTCGGAGGGGAACAGATTTTATCTCCGGCAGGAATGAAGTGTATTCGTGTGGAGGAACGGTCTGATGCTTATCGCTGCTACTTTTTGTCGGAACAGGATGGAGTGATAATAAACAATGAATTTACAGTCGGCACATTCGCTTTAGCCCAAGAATGCAATATCAAGGAGGGAATATCCCATAACGTATCCAATCGTTACTATTGGCGTGAAGTCATTGGGGTTGGCGCTGACTACATCGATTTGTCTAAGATCAATTGTGACAAGGACAGTGATGTTCCGGCAGCCGGTGATGACATCGTTGGGCTGGGCCACTTAACAGACATCACCCGACAGGCTGCGATTGTATTGTCTTCTGTCAATGAGACTTCACCTTCCATCACTTTCTATAATGGGATCAATAGTTTCTCCCTTGCTGAGAAGGAAGTTATCGGGCTGGGCTTTGACAAGTCCACCGGGCATGCCTATATCAATGTGTATGGTGATGCTTATATCGGCGCTAAGGATGAGAGCACCTATATCCGTTACACTCAGAAAGGCGGTGTGGATATTAAGGGTATGTTTCACATCGAGCAAGGTTCCACCGGCTGGAAAAATATGGAGGGGCTGCCTGATGAGATCCAAGCTGCTGCTGATCTGGCACAAAAAGCGCAAGATGCGATAGATAATGCGGCAGTGGGTAGTGTCAACCTGTTACGCAACAGTGGGTTTACAGGAGATTATGAGAGTGAGCAATTGGCATCAGATACCGACTTGTCCGCTGATACAGAGTTGTACAGCAAGAGGCTGAAGCACTGGACAGGTGTTGCTACGGTATCTGCTGATAGTAATGCCGGTTCTGGATATTCTGCTGCAATCGGGAGTTTGTCACAGTCTGTTTCATTAATTAAAGGCGAAAGTTATGTTATCAGTTATAAAGCAAAGGGTACGTCTGTATCTGTTTCGTGCGGCTCTTTCAGTATATCTCAGCCTCTCACGTCCTCATATCAGAGATATATCCATAAAATTACCTTCAATGGCAGTGGTATATTCCTTGTCAGTGGTACCGCAACCATTTGTGATCTTCAGCTAGAGAGAGGAACTATCGCCACAGATTGGAAGCCTTCAATTCTTGATAATGACAAGGCAATGGCTGAACTACAGTCCGTTAATTATATCGCAAGTGCCATCAAGGATGGTTCCGTAGATATTCTTGGCGGTCTGATACTGGCCAATATGATTCAGTTGGGCAACTACAAGGATGGCAAGCTGCAGAAGGTTACAGCCGGGGTAAGTGGTATATACAATGACGACGACGATGTGGCATTTTGGGCAGGTGGCAAGTTTGAACAGGCTATTTTAACTGTAATGAAGTTTAAGAATGATCCGGATTACCAGCCTACTGATGCAGAGTGGGCCAACATGGCTAATTTCGTTGCCACGCACGGAGGTGATGTGTTCCTTCGTGGATACATTTATGCTTTAGGCGGCAGATTTCGGGGAGAGGTTATCGCTGAAAGCGGAATATTTAAAAATGTAAAGTCTCCTAATGGGAATTTTAAAATTGATGAGGAAGGGAATGTCTGGTTCAAAGGCGATGGAGAGTTTAGTGGCACAGTCAATGTTGTATCATCCTCTGGCTATAAGATTGTTATTTCTCCCGAAGATGAATACAGCGTACCTTCCCTAAGAATGTATGATAACGATGGGAATGAGCTTCTTGATATTTCCCTCCATTTTGGTCTTAACGGTATGATTCCTCGTATCTTTCTGAATGATCCGAGTAGTGAGGATGTTTTATATTTAAGACCTGATAGCATGGTCGTAGAACAGAAAAACAATGGTGACCAGTACATGACCCAGATTATGGGAGGGCGAATTATAATAACCCAAAATAGTCAAATTGTTTGGGAACAAAATCAACTGCCTAAATAAAATAGAAGTGATATGGAACTGAATACAATCAATAAGACGGGCACATGGAGTGATGCGGCAGACCGCATCAACAACAATTTCAGTAAGGCATCTTCTGAGATTGAGAAGGCAAAGCTGGCAAGCAGTCGCAACAAGGGGCTGTTCTCTACATTGTCTTCATTAAAGGCTTCTGTTCCGTCCCCTATCGTGGGCGACTGGGCCGTAGTGGGCGCTACCATTCCCGGTGTTGTTTATCAGTGCAAGACAAAAGGCACATGGGTCAGCACAGGAACTAGCGGCGGCGGTGGCGATGTAGACCTGAACGATTACCTTTCCAGTGAAGAAATAACAGATGTTGCATCAATATTATAGTCATTATGAGAATCAATTATCAATCCGATTTCAAAATCATAGAGAAAAACCTGAATGGAGACATATCAACCCCCTTCCGGTTTATCTACCGCACCGTTCTTTCTGGCACTCTTGTTGCAGAATTCAACGGATCTGAATACAAGAATTGCCGCAGACTGGAGGACGGCAGCCTGCTAGTTATTTTTGACAGGCACGAATTACGCCCCGGTGCGCTCTCTGTCAAACGTGAGTATTATCTTTCCGATGCGGATTTTGCCGATGGCATCTGCAACCTTGTTTCGGTGGAGAATACAGGCGTTATCCTTGTTGTTGGCAAGTCTGACGACAGTACGGCTCATGTGGATGTTTATCCCAATTACCAGAAGGGTGACAGGGGTGATCCCTTGACTTATGACGCGATGACTACAGTACAAAAGATGGAACTCAAGGATGCAGTAGTGAAGGATATGCAGATAACACAGGTTGGTTCTGTAGTCTTGTCCGAGAACGAGTATGAAGATGTGCTGATCGATTTTGTTCCGCCTGAACCGCCAGCCGAAGAAGGTGATGAATCAAAGAGAGTCTTAAATTAATAATTACATAAAATAACAATTGCTTAAGTTCCCCCGGAACTTGGGCTAAATAGAGGAGAAAAGTTATGGCAAAAATACATAAATTGACTAAGGGTGGGCAGACCATTTATCCGGCAACTACTACTGATGCGGTGGTGAATCCGAATAGCCGCAAGAGCTTGACGGCGGAAGTTTCTGGGTTAAATGAGAATATTGAAGGACTGGCTAATCTCCTAAAGAATGTTGTTGAAATTCCTGAGACATTTGAGCTTTACAATTATATAATCAATTCGAACGGAAATCTTACAGGCTCTGGTGGGAACCGTGCAAGATATTATAATGTATCAGATTATGCAGGTAAGGTGATACGTATCAAGAGAAATACTTTGGCTAATAATTATCAATTTGTATTCTATAGCGTGGTTCGTTCTGACTCCAATTCATTCACTACATATCATAATTCCGGCAGCATGGTGAAAGTTGGTCCTGAATTTATAGAACCCTCTTCCTTGGATATTGAGATTAAAGTGCCAGATACCGCACGCTCTTTGTTGGTCCGAAGCATGAAGGTCAGCGAAGAGATTTCCAATGCGCCTGTCAATGTGACATACACTGAAGGATCGACCCGGTTCGATGAAATAGATGGCAAGATAAAGGATGTCATAACAGAGGTTGAAAAACTTTCCGAAAAATTCATGTCCTCGGACAGCATAGAAGAACTTTTCATTTCAAATAATTACAAGATAGAGGGTGATGGGAACCTGATAACGTCCCCGGGGAGCAGAATCATGATATTCAGTGTTGAAGGATTGCATGGAAAAACAATCAGGATTACACGGGAATATAAGGCGGGTGGCGTACAATGGGCATTTTATAATGTGATAAGAAATTCCGGTTTTGAGATATCCAAATTTTTTAATGCCGAATCATTAGTATTGCTGGGAGATAATTATACTACGAGCGACATTCTCTCAGCGAGTGTCGTCATTCCTGAAGGTGCTAAGAGTATATTCATTACCTCCGCAAAGGTTGACGATGATACAGCGCCCGTCAGTGTAACTGTTTCATCGCCCCGGTTCGATGAAATAGATGGCAAGATAAAGGATATGCAAGAAAGTATTCAGAACGGAGCGGACATGTTGGATAAGACACCCTATCCGACAATGGAAGGCTGGGTACGTCCAGTTAATATCAATAATGTCACATATCCTAACTTCAGGCCGGTACTTAACGGAGAAAGACTTGTATATGGAGGAGCGAATACAATTTATGCCAAAAAATTCGTGTCATTAGGTGACAGCCTTAGTGGAACGTGGGAAAAGTTTTTAACCGTAATGTCAGGTATGTTCTTCACGATGGAATACGGGTATTGTTCGGCTGGTGGTACAAGTGTGAAGCCTTCTCCCAGCCAGATGAAAGGTGGCAAATGGAGTTCCATGCAAGATAGGGTGTTGGGATTAGTGTCGAAAAACAGTGATGCCGACATTGTATTTCTAGAAAACGTGAACGACAAGGCATTTGTGACGAATACCCAAAAATTGGGTACTATTCAAGACAGGCCTTGGATGTTGTCTCAATACATTCTCATTGATAATAATTATACGACATCCGGTGCAGCATCAGATGCTTGGAATGACAATTTTTCCTCTTTTATTAATGAGAATAAGTTCAAAAAGGGAAGCATCGCTACTATCAGATATTCTTCTACAACCTATAAATTGACGCTATCGGGAAGTCCGAATCCGGGTAATCTTACGCTATCTCTAAATAATCAACAGGTTTCCGTGGCTGTACAAGAGGGAGACAGTCTTGAACAGGTCGCAACCAATATTGCGGAATGGGCTTTTGATGGATATTCGGCAACGGCTGATGGGAAAACTGTATCATTTGTCGCTAATGAAGGCACTGTGCCGTCTCCACCCGTCTTCAATGGCGGAATGACTGGTATTTTAGCTTCGATCTCAACAACGACTTCTGACGGCTATGTATTCCGCTACTTCATTGGAATTAGTAAGTCTGATTTTATAAAAATTGAAAAATGGAGTGACACCGCTCCTACTTTATACGCTTGTTACAAGGGGATGATTGAATATCTACAGACTTACAAACCAACAGCAAGGTTAATATGGATACAGCCATCTGCTATTGACCTTAAATATGAGAATCCGCCATCAGAATTAACATACGAAGATGGCTCATGGAATATCAATGCATGGGTGGAAGGTTCCAATATGGCACCTAATTATAAATTAAAAGCCGTACAACAGGAAGTATGCAAACTCTACAGGATTGAATGCATCGATATTGATGCCGAATGTGGCATCACACCATTTAATATAAAGTCTTTCTATCCCAACAGCAATGTACATCCTGTCGGATTTCTTAATACATCGGAGAGATGGGCCAAGATTATTTATAAATATATGCTTTCATGAAAATATTTTTAACTTATGATATGATACGAAAACTAATTATCAGAATAATGAACCATCTGTCCGTAGAAGTGCATCCAGATGCGGAATGGTTTTAAGGTGTGTGTTGTTTTATAGATCACAACCATAAGAATCCAAAATGTTACTATATTACATATATAACAGAAAGCACCTTAAGACGCTTTCACAAAATATGAAAAGAATGAAGGTTAAATTTTTATTTCGTCCCACAGATGGACGAAAAGTAATGCAAATTATTAATCACCCGGAATATGGGACAATATCGTTATTTGTAGAAGATAACAATATAAATCGCAGAATCATACAGCATTTAGATCTTGACATGCTTGATTTATCTGCTATTATAAACATGCAGATTGATGAAACCCATCCTGAGTATTTTGGTGTCAAGTATGAGTTTTTGGCTGCTTCTCCAAATGACTACAAATTACTTAAAGAATTTCAGGAATCATTAAAATTAAGTTATGAGATAGAGGATAGAAATCCATTTTAAATCTTGCATAAAGACGTTTAGCCACCTGGTAATAGGTGGCTAAACGCCTTTTCTTAAAACCATTCCGCATCTGGATGCACTTCCACGGATAGATAGTTCATTAGCCTGATGATTAATTTCACAGGTATATTTTAATGTGTTGCCAACGGACCAACAGACTTGAATCTGTTGGTCCGTTATTACAAACTCTCCGAGTTACTCTACTATGGTAAATAGTAATCCCCGGTTTCTATTCTTTCTCCCTCTACATACCCAAGTTCAAGCAGAGTATTCCACATTTTAACAGCCCAGATATATGATAATAAATTATTCTGATGGATTTTATCGCTGCCGGGCCAAAAAAGAGTTTCATAATCCGATGCTGTATATTGACTGTCTATAATACCTAATTTTTGACCGTCATATACGGCCTGACCTTGCGTGTATGCTCTAAGGTTGACGTACCTACCTCCAAAACGGATATTGCCCTCACGGATTAATCTGCCTGTAGTTCTGACCAGTGGAGTAGAACATACAATGAAGTTGTCATTGAAATTACGTGTTGCTGAAGCGACTATGTCTGCCCAGTCCTTCTCATCCTCATAGCCTCCGTTTTGTCCGGAAAACCATATATGCGGATATTCCCTGTCATCGTAAAGCGCCGCATCCCATCCTATTTCACCGACTCCTATTTTAGTTTCCGTTCCTGATGAATTTCGCTTGAATTCATAGTATCCGCCAGTAACCAGTGAATCATAATAAACCTTTGCTCCACTGGAAATTTCTATGAAGTCTGAACATTTATGGTAGCTATTTTCCACAAAAGTTCCGGAACTGTTCAGATAACCATTCAAGACGGCAAGTGTTTCCAAATCTACAGGGGTGTCATTGACCGTCAAGTGGGGTTCTCCGGCATTGGGGAAGCTATAGCAGAACCTGTAATATGCGGCATTGTTAGGAGTCCAAACGGTTTTAGCAGCATCATTATAGGATGATACTTTAGACTTGGAACTATCATAAAAGCATAGACTGTATCCGGCTGACAGCTTGGATAATTTACCTCTGATTCCACAAATTACAAAATCTCCCGGAGCATTATTGTATGGATTGGCTGCATATTCTCCAGTTGACTTCATCCATGCGCTTCCCAGTCTTAGCCTTACACCTTGTGCGTCTGCAGGAATAATAGCCTCTTCCATATTACGCACTCCGATGCCGCCTGCCCGGGTCAGATTGCCTATAATATTCTCACCTCCCATGGTGCGCTTTATCAAGGGATCATATCCTTGTACGGACAGAATGGAATTAAGTTGTCTGACCACCAGGCCACTGTCATTGCCTACAAGTGAATCACCTACGATTACTATCCTTTTAGGAGTCATATCGCTATTGCCGGAATTTAGTCCCACCTTATTGACTATGACGGAAGAATTCTCATAAACTGATACCAGTTCATCATCTGAAGTCGATTTGCATTGCAAAACCAGTTCCAGCTTTTCATATTGTGAATAGTCACTTCTGTATATTGTATTAATCCCGGATGCGTTTCTTATTGAAGCGATCAGGTTTCCATCCCCATAGATATTGATTCCGTTATAGACAACAGTATTTGTCGAAACAGAAATTCCATTGAACAGACCAGTACATTGCACACTGTCATAGATTGAAATGTCTGTTCTGCAATACCATACTTTCTGAACTGAATTATATGTATGCTGGCCTCCATTGGGATTGCTTTCATTGACAACCCACCATGCTTTAATCCAAGGAAGTGCTCCATAGATATTTTTATTCATTACACCCGAGATTGTCAATTCAATATCTGAAATCTTACCGTCTATCCTTTCCTGATCCTTTAGAGATGGAACTTTGGAAGAAGCACTCAGAATGACGGATGGAATGTATGTATCCGTTGACTGATATGTGTTCAGAACTAGGAATATCCTTTTTTGTGTGTATTTCAACCTGTCAATGACAGCCTTCGCATTTCCGGCTGCCTGCCCGAAAGCAATGGTTTCGTTGTTCTCATCAATCAGGCACCAAGTGCCAATGCGGTTATCTATACTTGAATGAGACGCGAAACTTGGGAAACCGTCTAATACCACTTCATCAATATAGCTGATATCAATTTTATTGGAATAATGGAAGGTGTCCAGTTGAAACTGGCTGCCTCCCCCCTTATTGGCTGATGCAGAGTAAACGCCGTTTGTCCAGGCAATGGCATTGGCTATATCCTTGTTGCTCATGCCTTCTGTATATAGCGACAGATTCTGTATATTATTATTCATTTGTAACAAGGTTTCATTCATATTTCGTTCGAGATCGTACACATTAAATGAGAATATATTGTCTGATAATGGAAGAGAGGTTATGGTACCGTTGTAAAAGACACCGCCATTGATCCGTTTGGAAGGATTGACAACCAAGGTTATCGTTATCTCTCCAAATGTCTTAGAAACGACTATGTTACGGTCAATGTTTCTATCCATCAACTCTGGGAACTCCATATTGGTAAAGCTATACCTGACATTTGAATTGTCCGCGAAAATAATTCCAACATTCGAATGTAATGCATAAATATAAACTCCTTCCAGTCTCTTGGAAATGTATATGCCACGGAAATAAGTATTGGCCTCCTGCTTTGTTAAACCATTGCCTGCAGCATTGATAGGGATATAGGTGGCATTCTCGCCAAACCAGGATGCCGAATGTGCCAAAGCCGTTTCGGACACATCTTTCAATTCCGTAAGTTCTGTTGTCAAGCTCTTGCGGCTATTCGGATTCACCACCGCATCAGTAGTAGTTGCCGGATAAATGGTCTGCCCACCCTTAGTCAATTTATGTATTTTTGCCATAACTTTTCTCCTCTATTTAGCCCAAGTTCCGGGGGAACTTGGAAACGATACTGAGAGACAATGATTTAAATAGAAGATTAGAAATCCGGTAGAAAAAGGATAGGAAATAGGGGTTAATGTTAATATTCCTACCTATTTTCTACCGAATATATACTGACAGTAACTTTTTAGATAAAAAGGTTTGAATCTGAAGTAGTTTTTCTATCTTTGCAACGTAACCAAGAGCTTGGTGGCAACCTATGTTGTCGCTAGGCTCTTTTTTTATTGCCACATTTAGAGTTGATTTTGGTAATTCAGCAACAGCGATATAAACAGATAGGAATAACTTTGAGGTGGTATATTTTAAGAATAAGACATCCCGGCGGGACTTCACAGCCCCACAGGGATTACGCAAACACAAACACAATTAAGATTTGATGCATCAAAGCATCTTTCACAACCTTGATGCAAAGATAATATGAATAATTGAAATAAAAAATATGTTGTAGAACTAGCATTTCCTAGCATTGGGATGTGATTAAGTACCTATTTTTTTATTGTAAGATCTAAAAAACATAATGATGATGGTATTAAATGACTGGTTGGCAATAATTGGGGCTTTCGGTGGCCTTGAAGCTATCAGATGGGGCGCAACCTTTTGGGTGAACCGGAAGACGAATGCTCGAAAGGAAGACGCTTCGGCTGATTCTATGGAAAACGAAAATGAGCGCAAGCAGGTTGACTGGTTGGAAGACCGCATAGCACAACGTGATACGAAAATAGATGGCTTGTATGTCGAGTTGAGAAATGAGCAGAACGATAAACTGACATGGATACATAAATGCCATGAACTTGAATTGCAACTGAAGGATGCTGAACATAACCGATGCGACAGACCAGACAACGAATGCAGCCGCCGCATTCCACCACGTAGAGAAGCATTAATTAAAAATAAGGAGGACAAGAAATGAAGTACTTTACAATCGCGGAACTCTGCAAGTCAACGACTGCCGACCGCCTAGGAATTAACAACAGATGCAATCAGGAACATGTAGTTGCTCTGACTGCACTAGTGGATAACGTGCTGGACCCTTTGCGCACATGGTATGGTAAGCCCCTTATTGTCAGTTCAGGTTATCGCTGTCCGGAATTGAATGCAGCAATCAAAGGAAGTAAGACCAGCCAGCACATGAGCGGTCAGGCGGCAGATATTGATACCGGTAACAGGCAACAGAATAAACTGTTGTTTGAGTACATTAGAAAGAACCTGCCTTTCGATCAGTTGATCGATGAGAGTAATTTCGCTTGGGTGCACGTGTCGTTTCGGGTTGATGGTAATAATAGAAATCAAGTGTTAAGTCTATGAAAGCCTTAATCTACCTAACCATTTCGATCATGTGCTCGGTATGGTTATGTTCATGCCGGACTAAGTACGTTCCGGTAGAGAGCGTGAAGACGGAAATAGAGTACCGGGATAGGTTGCAGCGCGATTCTATTCATGTGCATGATTCTACCTTTATGTACGTTAAGGGTGATACGGTATTTCGTGATCGCTGGCACACTGAGTATAAAGACAGGACGTTGCGCGATACAACATATATCGAGAGGACGGACAGCGTGCAAGTACCTTACCCAGTCGAACGCAAACTTACCAAATGGCAGTCCGTTAAACAGGAGATAGGCGGCATCGCCATCGGCGTGATTGTGGCCCTATCCTTTGTAATCGTGTGGCTTATGAGGAAGAGTAGAAAGAGATAG